TTTCAACCTTAACAGCCCCACTGGTGCGACACTGCTTAAGATCGACACCCCAGCTGGCTCCGGGGCTTTCTCGGACAGCGTTACTATTCCGGGAGAGGGCATCCTGACAACTCGCAATAATCGAACTGATTTTGCGGTGGTGACACTAACTGAAGTGACTAATGTGACGGTGTTCTGTGGCTAATCGCGTAGATAAAGGGGCGATGCCCTGCAATAAACCAAAGCGCACTCCGACCCACCCGAAGAAGTCGCACGTTGTGAAGGCGTGTGAAAGTGGGAAGGAGAAAGTAATTCGTTTTGGGGAGCAGGGTGCCAAGACTGCGGGCAAACCAAAAGCTGGCGAGTCTGAGGCGATGAAAAAGAAACGAGCGTCGTTCAAAGCTCGTCATGCAAAGAACATTGCAAAAGGCAAAATGAGCGCTGCGTACTGGGCCGACAAGGCGAAATGGTAAGGAAATCAGGTACTTAGATATGCCGTCGACATCAAAGCGTCAGCGCAAGTTTATGGCAGCAGCCGCCCATAACCCGAAGTTTGCAGCCAAGGCCGGTATACCGGTGGAGGTTGCCAAAGAGTACAACCGCGCCGATACGCGCAAATCCAAGAGGGCTAAGAAATGAAGATGGATATGAAGATGATGTCCCCCCGTAAGCGTATGGACATGGAAGGCTCTGGCCCCATGAAGAAAATGGCTATGGGCGGCTCCTGCGGCACCAAGAAAATGATGGGTGGCGGTATGACCAAGGGCTACGCTAAAGGCGGCGTTACTCGCGCAGATGGTTGCTGCATGAAAGGGCACACCAAGGGTCGCATGGTGTAACCATGATGCCATGCCGCGGGATGGGGGCGGTTGCCCCCAATAAAATGCCGGGGTTCAAAGAAGGTGGAACCGTCAAAGACGCGTGCTACCGCAAAGTGAAATCCCAGTACCGCGTATTCCCGTCGGCGTACGCATCAGGTGCGATCGCCAAGTGCCGTAAACGGGGTGGGTGATGGCCGTTAGAAAGACAGAGAAGGGCGCAGCGCTGAAACGCTGGTTCAAGGAAGATTGGAAGGATGTTCGCACAGGCAAAGAGTGCGGGCGACAGGAGGGCGAGAAGCGCGGCACCCCTTACTGCAGGCCAACTAAGCGCGTTTCCGAAAAGACGCCAAAGACCGCTTCTGAAATGACGACGGCCGAGAAAAAATCTCGGATTTCCCAAAAGAAAAACTTGGGGCAGCCCGCGGGTGCGCCTAAACGCGTACAGCCGCTGAAGAGGAAGAAGTAATGGCAACGTCCGGCACAACATCGTTCAACCTAGACTTCACCGAAATCGCGGAAGAAGCATGGGAGCGTGCGGGCCGAGAAATGCGTTCCGGTTACGACCTGAGAACCGCACGGCGTTCCATGAATTTGCTGACTATCGAGTGGCAAAACCGCGGCATCAACATGTGGACGATCGAGGAAGGCACCCTCAATCTTGGGCAGGGGGTTGCAACGTATGATCTCCCCGCCGATACCATCGACCTTCTCGAGCACGTAGTGCGTACTGGGGCTGGCAATGTCACCACCCAGTCAGACCTCAACATTTCTAGGATCAGTGTTTCTACGTATTCCACGATCCCCAATAAGCTCACCCAAGGGCGGCCGATTCAGCTGTATATTGACCGCGCCCGCGACAATCCGACGGTAACGGTGTGGCCTGTGCCGGATCAGGGGACGATACTTTCCCCCTACTACATCATGAAGTACTGGAGAATGCGGCGCATTCAAGACGCTGGCAGCGGTGTGCAAACCCCGGACGTCAATTTTCGTTTTCTGCCGTGTTTGGTGGCGGGCCTTGCGTATTACATCGCGCAGAAAGTCCCTGAGTTGATGACGCGAGTGCCGATGCTTCAGGCAGAATACGAGCGCCAGTTTGGGCTTGCTTCACAAGAGGACCGCGAAAAGGCCCCCATTCGGTGGGTTCCTAGACTATACGGGCCTAGGTAAAATATGCCAAGAAAAGACCCGGTGGCTAGAAGTGCGTACGCTAAAGTGCAGTACTTAAAGAATCGAGAAGCGTACCTCGCGCGAAGTAGAGCGCGTCGGCTTAGGTTGCGGGTAGAAAAAGAGGCTAAGTTGGCGGCAGAGCTTGCGGCACCAAAACAAATAATAGCTAGGGCGTGTTTGGGGTGTAACGCGGACATAACTCTGACGTACAAGGCCAAGTGGGGGCATAAGTGCGGTAGCTGCCACACTGCGTATATGCGGGAATACCGAAGCGCCAACGCCGAAAGAATATCAAAACTTAAGCGTGCTTGGGTGGAGCTACACGCGGAGCACAAAGCTTCTCAAGACAAAGCATACGCCACAAAGTACCCGGAACGCCGCCGCGCTGCTAGGGCTAAATGGGGTAATAAAAACCCCGGGGCGACTACCGCGGCTAAAGCGGTCAACAAAGCGGAACGAAAGCAGCGCGTGCCTATGTGGCTTTCCGAAGACGATAAGTGGATGATAGCGCAAGTTTACGAACTCGCGGAGCTACGCACAAAAATGTTTGGGTTTCCTTGGCATGTGGACCATGTGGTGCCTTTGAACGGCAAAAGAGTTTCCGGGCTGCACGTACCGCAAAACCTGCAGGTTATCCCGTGGATAGACAACCTACGCAAGGGGGTGTCTTTTGAGCAATAGGTTTGCTTCTGGTCAAAAAGCGCTTGCTCTGTGCGATGTATGTGGGTTCCCGTATAGGCTGAGGGACTTACGTAACTTGATCGTGAAAAACCGGGATACAAACGTGAAAGCGTGCCCGGAATGCTGGAACCCGGACCAACCGCAGCTCCACTTAGGGGAGTTTCCAGTAGACGATCCGCAAGCGTTGCGGGACCCAAGACCGGATTTCAATGAGTTTCCCCAAGAACGAGCAAGACTGCAGCCTAGTGGCTCAGTGCATGCTGGGGGTACAATAGGGTACGTAAAGGTCGTTATCTCTTAAGAGGCGAAGACATGAAAGACAACAAGAAACCCGCAAAAGTCGTAGTAATGCCGGCGGTTCCGACGGTGTACAAAGTCGACACCGTTAACCAATCGACGAACGTGAAGACTAGCGGCGTGAAAACCCGCGGTAACGGCGCTGCAACAAAAGGCACGATGGCCCGTGGGCCGATGGCGTAAGGGGTAACCTGTGAACTACGAAGAGCTGAAGACGAATATCCAAGACATCTGTGTGCAGACGTTCACGGAAGATCAGCTCGCTATGTTCACGCAACAAGCCGAGCAAAAAATCTACACGACGGTGGATTTGCCGGCGTTCCGAAAGAATCAAACAGGCTCGCTGACCTCCGGCAACAAGTATTTGTCGATGCCAACTGGCATGCTTTACGTCTATTCGTTGGCTGTAATAGACGCGGAAGGCGACTACGCGTATTTGCTGAACAAGGACGTCAACTTCATACGAGAGGCGTACCCGGGCCCAAGCGACACCGGAAAACCCAAGCACTACGCGGTGTTTGATCAGAATACGTTTATTCTTGGGCCGACTCCGAACGCCAACTACAACGCTGAGATTCACTTTTCCTACTACCCGGAGTCGATCGTCACCGCGGGCACTACATGGCTTGGAGACGAGTTTGACTCTGCGTTGCTCAATGGAGCGTTGGTCGAAGCTATTCGCTTCCAGCAAGGTGAACAGGCGATGGTCGCGTTGTACGAAAAACTGTACGTACAGGCAGTTGCTTTGCTTGTTCAGGTTGGCGACGGTAAACTGCGCGGAGACGCATACCGCGACGGTCAAGTGAAGAGGAAGATTGGCAATGCTTAGCGCACTGGGTGGGGCTAAATTGGGGGAGATCAAAGCCACATTGGTTTCTGGTCGTGGGTTTACGCCGGAAGAAGTGGCCGAACAGGCTCTCAACAAAATTATCTCGGTTGGCGGTAATTGCCACCCGGTGATCCGCGATCAGGCAGAGGCTTTTAAGAACGAAATCCGTGGTGTGTTGGTGCACTACATGAAACAGGCGGTGCGGTCTAACCACACCACATTGGCAAATAGATTCCGCGCCGCTGGGCACCCGGAACTTGTAAAACTACTGGAGAGCTGAAATGGCTATTTCTATTACAACCGCAATGCCCACCAGCTTCAAAGTTGAGCTGCTGAAAGGCGTGCATAATTTCACCGCCTCCACTGGCAATACATTCAAGATTGCTTTGCTGAAGGCAGCGGCATCGGGTTCTGGCACGTTTGGCGCGGCTACGACTAACTACAGCAACCTTAGCACCGACGAACTTGGCAACGGCAGCGGGTACACCACCGGCGGCAATACGCTGACCAACGTTACGCCAACCGCCGACGGCACTACAGCTATTACTGATTTTGCTGACACCACATGGACTTCTGCAACGTTTACTACTTGTGGGGCGTTGATTTATAACGACTCCGCTTCAGGTGCAGCTTGCGCGGTGTTGAGCTTTGGCGGCGACCAACAGGTGAGCTCGGGCGACTTCCAGATACAGTTCCCTGCAGCAGCAGCAGCTACAGCAATCATTCGTATTGCGTGAGGCTTATCCCTTGGGTGCCACAACCTACACCAAAGGCTGGGGGGAAGGCGCTTGGGGCTATAACGGCTTCGGGGGGATTGCCCCTGCTTACGTAGTTGATGGGGTTGCAGGAACAGGCGCAGTTGGCACTGTTGTAACACGAGTCATAAAAGTTGTCGCAGTAACCGGGGTTGCAGGAACAGGCGCAGTTGGTACTGTTGCTTTGCAGATTGACTCCACCGTGGTGCCCACAGGTGTACAGGGCACCGGCCAGATGGGCGGATTTGACGTACAGGTTGACGACATTGTCATCCCCATCGGCGTAGCGGGTACAGGTGCAGTTGGGACGATTGTTGTAGCCGTTAACGAGACGGTAGTCCTGACAGGCGTAGAAGGCACCGGGGCTGTTGGCACAATTGCCATCAAGGTCAACGAGACGATAGTCCCCACCGGGGTAGCAGGAACAGGCGCAGTTGGCACGGTTACCCTGCAGATAGACAGCAATGTAACCGTTACAGGCGTAGCCGGAACGGCCGCAGTGGGGGCGGTAATTACCGTCTATGATGTCGATGTAGCGGTCACCGGGGTAGAAGGCACTGGCGCGGTGGGGACGGTCAATATTCGCTTGAACCGTACCGTGCAGCCCACGGGAGTATCTGCTACTGGCAATATAGGCGACGTAGCGGTAGAGATTGACGACATTGTTACCCCCAACGGGGTTGCTGGCATAGGTGCTGTAGGAACTGTTAGGATAGCCGGGTGGACAAATGTCAACGACGCGCAGAGCCCTAACTGGGTTAATATAAATGACGCCCAGACCCCAACATGGGTCAATATAGATAAAGCGGCTTAGGAGCTGAAAGATGGCAACATACGCGAATGACCTCCGCCTGAAAGAGATTACCACCGGAGATGAAGATGGTACGTGGGGCACAAGCACCAACACGAACTTGTCTTTGATTGCTGACGCGTTCAGTCTCGGCACTAAACAGATGGCCGCCAACGCTGACGAGACGTTCACTATGCCCGACGCTACAGCTGACGGCACTCGCTCGCTGTACCTGAAGATCACCTCTGCAGTGTCATTGTCAGCCACGCGTACCGTGACCCTTGCGCCAAACACCGTGTCCAAGGTCTGGATCATCGAGAACGCCACCACAGGCAGTCAGTCGATTACGATTGCGCAGGGTTCTGGCAGTTCGGTGACGATTGCCAACGGCAGCAAAGTGATGGTCGTGACCGACGGTGCAGGGGCAGGCGCCGCAGTGACTCTTGCCAATCCCACGGTTAGCTTGGCTTCTGGGGTAACAGGCACTCTCCCTGTAGCCAATGGCGGCACCGGAGCCACAACGCTCACTGCCAACAACGTAATCCTCGGCAACGGCACAAGTGCAGTTCAGTTTGTGGCTCCCGGCACTAGCGGCAACGTGCTTACTTCAAACGGCACGACGTGGGCGTCTGCGGTTCTTCCGGCTGGTGGTTTGACTTATGTTGTCAAAACGGCCAACTACACCACACAGGACAAGGAAGGCGTTCTGGCTGACACGTCGGGTGGAGCATTTACTGTTACCCTTCCTGCTACTCCGGCAACTGGCGCACAGGTCGTTGTTGCTGATTCTGGGGCTAACTGGGGCACGAACAACCTCACCGTAGGCCGCAACGGCTCGACCATTGGCGGCCTTGCCCAAGACCTTGTGTGTGATATCACTGGCGCAAGTGTCCAGCTCGTTTACGATGGATCAACGTGGGAAGTCTACGCGCAGATCGGCGGGAATGGTGGCAACGCAGCCACGCAGCCGGGCAACAACGCCTTTACGGGTGCCAACACGTTCTACAACGCCACAGGCCAGACTTTCGGCACGGCAACCTCTACGCAAGACGGAATTCGAATCACTGGGCGTGCGGGGGGTTCGTCGTCGTATCGTGCAACGCTTACTCCGGCTGCATTGTCCGCAAGCAGGACGGTAACAATTCCTGATGGCGGTGGAAACTATACACTGGGGTATTTGAATGTGCCGCCTGTAGGTACTAAAACAGGCAGTTACTCTCTTGCTGTAGCGGATGTAGGAAAGTATGTCCAAGTAGGTTCTGGCGGCTCAATCACAATCCCGGATGCCACGTTTGCTGAGGGTGATATTGTGAGCGTGTTCAACAATACCAGCGGAACTATTACGATTACGTGTTCCATCACGACCGCTTACATCGCTGGAACCGACTCTGACAAAGCAACCATGACCCTAGCGTCTCGCGGAGTCGCATCAATTTTGTTTATCTCTGGCACAGTCTGTGTTGTATCGGGGAATGTAGCATGACGGGCATACAGGTTCTGTCTCTTGGTGTAAATGTTGCCGGTGAGCAGGATGTTTTTTATATCGGTACAACATCTGGCGCAGCGGCAGTATCCACGTATACGCGATTCGCCACGACCACCGACGACGAAGGAAATTTTTACGTAGCCGGGAATGAGTTGCCCGGCGGGTCTGGGTATGCCTGCGTGCTGATAAAAGCCAACGCCCAAGGTACTGTTCAATGGGTAAGAAACTTCAGAAATAGTGTTTATACGAGTTCTTCAAGTACGGCCGTTGTTTCTATCGGGGTAGACCCAGTAGATGGTGCTGTTTACGCGGTTTGGGCGTCTCCTGTTGGCACAGGAAGTTCACACATTACCCCCATTGTAAGCAAGTATGACGCCTCCGGCACGCACCAATGGACATCTCAGACATTTGCTGCGTCAAGCGCGCCCGGAGGGGCAAGCAACACTAACGTGCAAAACATTGGTTTTGATAGCTCAAATATTTACTTAACTGGCGTGTTTAATCAAAACCCGACGATCCAGTTTGCCGGGACTGTCGCGCTTTCAAAGTCAACAGGAGCTGTAGTATCTGGGAAATCATTAGCTTACAGGCCCTCTAGCAATGATGTATATGGGTATAACTTGATTGTTGACGGAACAACGGTATATTCAAGTTATCGTTTTGGCGGCCCATTGACATACAGCGGGGCAAAGTCGGGGTTCGCCACACATAACCTTTCAACAAACACTGCGTCGTCTACGTTTGCGCTGGGTGGTAACGCAAATGGGATGAATGTTTATCTAAATAATATTCAGGTGGACTCATCAGGGAACAGGTATTTGTTTGGGTGGTTTGCTCCAGCGGCGGCAACTTCATATCAAGCGTTTGCAGTTAAGCTAAATTCATCAAACGTCGTACAGTGGGCAAAAAGAACAACAAACACGCTAGATTATTTGTCAACCGCTCCAAATTCAATAACAGCATCGTATGGAGCAGTAGACTCGTCGGGCAATATATATTGGGCAATAAATGTAGGGGAGGTTTCTGGCGGCACAGTTGCGTCCCCTTCTCGCCGGACAAACTCTATTGTAGTGGCAAAACTAGATTCGTCTGGCAACACTGTGTTCGCAAATTCAGTTGTGATTTCGGGTGATATTTTCCCTACAATTAGCCATTTCAAGCTAACCGCAGCAGGAAATATATCGCTAGGGCTAGCCGGCCAAATCTTAATGAACGTCAGTTCTTCAGTTACCCAAATATACTCGCAACAGGCGTTTGTATTTGTGCTTCCAAAAGACGGGTCTACCACAGGTTCGTACAGTATTGGTGGTCAGAATGTTGCCTACAATAACACAGCGCAAATGGTTAGCTTTGGAAATTGGACAACGTATTACGTTGAGTCTCCTCCTTCATTGAGCACAACAAGCATATCGCAAACTGGGCTTAACGGATCGACGCAAAGAGCTAATAACACTACATTAACCAGTTCAAATACGTTGGTGGATGCAACCCCTTCATATTCGTCTGTGCTTTTCAGCATGCCCGGTACGTTTTGTTGGCCTGCCCCTTCTGGGGTTAGTTCTGTTTCCGCTGTTGTTGTAGGTGGTGGAAGTGCCGCACTTGGTTATGATACTGGTGGGGGTGGCGGAGCGCTTGCGTACAAAAATAATATCGCTGTAACGGCTGGTAATTTTTATACAGTAGCGGTAGGAAAAGGCGGAGCACCACAATCGACAAGTAGTTGTTATGCCAAAGGCGGCCAAAGTTATTTTATAAATACATCCACAGTCGCAGCGTCCCCAGCGGCATCAGGGATAAATGGAGGGGTTGTAACAGCAGGAACTGGTGGAAGTGGTGGGGGTTCTGGCGGGCTGCGGGGGGGCGGCGGCGCTGGCGGATATGCTGGGAATGGCGGGTTAGGCGGATATGCATGCTCAGTAGGTTCCGCAGGGTCTGGCGGCGCTGCGGGTGGTGGAGGGGGTGGCACTCTAGCAGTCTATTGCTGTCTATATTACTACTTTAGTGCTGCCTCTGGCGGAGGAGTTGGGGTATATGGTCAAGGGTCGTCTGGCGGCACCAGCGCCAGCAAAGAGTCTGGAGGGTTTGGGGGGTCTGGCGGTAGTAATGGGCAAATATCTTGCCCATCTCAAGGCAGTGGCGGCTCTTTTGGCGGGGGCGGCGGTCCGGGGTGGATATGCGGGTGCGCTCCTGCGCCCTTATATAACGCATGGGGGCGTGGCGGGGCGGTGAGGATTGTTTGGCCCGGTAATACGCGGTCGTTCCCGTCTACGAATGTTGGAGCTGACAGCTGATGGAATTTGTAATACGAATCCTCAACGGCGAGCCTTTGGGCAATCCAATTTATGTGTCTCACATGAAGGCAGCATTCTCGGATTTCACAACCGACCCGCTACCCAGTGGGTACGCGGAGTTCTTTCACAAATCTGCTTCTGAACCACCGGAGGATTTTCACGTCCTTGACCATTCGTATGCGTGGGAAAATGGGCGGGTTACTGATTTGTTTGTATGGCGGGCGATGACCCCGGAAGAAAAAGCTGAAGAGATCAGCAAAAGGCGTCAGATGGAGATGCCTCCAAGTATGGCGTGGGATGAAGCGTCGGCCACATGGAAGCGTCGTCCAGTGCCTAGCTCTCCGGTAGATGGCGGCCCGTACCGTTTTGATCCGCTTTTGTGGCAGTGGGTTAACTGCCCTGAGCCGCCCTTGAAAGGGTTTGTGTTGTCGGATGACGGAAAACGGTGGAAGCCCCCAGTGCCAAGACCTCAAGACGGAAAGCAGTATCGCTGGGACGAAGGCAAGTTGCAGTGGGTGCTTGTAAATGGCTAACGCCTATTTCTACTTCGCCTCGCCTATTTACGTTTCGGAGCAGCCGGAGCTTCTCCCTGTTGTCTCTGAAGTGTCGGAGGAGATGCTGGCGAAGCTGACGCACGACCCGCACGAAATCTATCCGATGTTCAACACGGACAACTTCGCTGCTGATCCCCGCATGGCTGATTTTTGTGCTTTTGTTGCTCAGACCGGATGGAACGTCCTGAAAGATCAAGGTTACGCGATGGACAATTTTAGCGTTTCGGTAGATTCTGCTTGGACGCAGAAGCACTTCAAGCACTCGCTGATGGAGCAGCACGTGCATGGCGGCTCGCAGCTTGTTGGGTTTTACTTTCTGGAAACCCCGGAGAATTGTTCCCGAGCTTTGTTCCATGATCCTCGTCCGGGCAAACTGCAGGGCTTTCTTCCCGAGGCCGACATGAGCCAAGCGACGCTTGCGAGCAACATCATCAACTTTGAACCGAAGCCGGGGATGTTGATCCTGAGTAACGCATGGCTGCCACATTCGTTTGGTCGCCACGGCTCAGATGAACCGCTAAAGTTTGTCCACTTCAACCTCAGCACTGTGTACACCCCACAGTGCGCAGCTCCGGCAGCAGAGGTGGTATGAAGTACCTGATCCGGTTCAACAAGTCGCGGGGCCAGCCGGGTCGGGGTACAATGGAGCATGTCTGGCGGGTGTTTGAAGGCGAGAAGGAATACTTGGTCAAGCACTTCGAGCTGCAGGTTCCAAGCAAGAGCGAGCAGACGGGTGGTGACTGGAACGTGTCGTGCGAAGGCAAGATGGTGCTTAACCGCGAAACATCGACCGCAGTGATAACGCAAGAACAGGAGTAAACAATGGCAACACTATCAAGCATCATCACGCCGACCAATGTCGTTGCGGTAGCTCCCGGAGCGTCAGGCAACGTACTAACATCGAATGGCACTACATGGTCATCCACTGCATTGCCTGCTGGCTCTGAGATCGTCCGCGTAGCGCGCACCAGTAATACCGCACTTGCAACAGCAAACCTCGGGAATTTGATTGATATTACAAGTGGCACGTTCACTCAAACATTTGACGCTGCGGCAACGCTTGGTGATGGATGGTTCTGCTACATCCGAAATTCAGGCACTGGCGATATTACGCTTGACCCGAATAGCAGCGAGACCATTGACGGGCTTACCAGCTATATCATGTATCCGGGCGAGGTGAGGTTGGTGCAGTGTGACGGCACAGCCCTGCGAACAGTAGTGCTTAGTGCGTTTTACAGGACTTTCACTGCTGGGGGAACATTTACTAAGCCGCCGGGATACGCAGCTTTTTCTGGCCTGCTTTGGGGCGCTGGAGGAAGCGGTGGCAAAGGCGGCTCAGGTGGTAGGGGGTCTGGCGGTGGTGGAGGTGCTTCCGTCCCGTTCACGCTCGCTGCGTCTGCCGTAGGATCGTCGGAAACTGTGACGATTGGAGCAGGAGGTGCGGCTATAACGGCAGGCGCTACAGTAGGAAATGCGGGTGGAAACAGCACTTTTGGGTCACTTGTCACTTCGTACGGCGGGGGAGCAGGATTTGCTATAGGCTCTGCCAGCAACATATCCGGTGGCGGTGGTGGCGGCGCTTTGGGTGCTGGAGGAGATGGCAGTGCGAGCAACTCTGCTGGCGGACAGCCACGTTCTACTGGGGCAACAGATAACAATTCTGGTTTTGGAGGAACAGGAGGGTCTGTTACAAGTTCTGGATTGTTTGCTACATACGGCGGCGGTGCTGGTGGTAATTCGCAAGGCTCTGGCGCTGCATCAGCAGCAGGCGCGTCTCTTTATGGCGGTGGCGGCGGCGGCGGGCAAGGAACTGCCGGTATTGCGGGCGGAACATCTGTTTATGGGGGCGCTGGCGGTAATGGTGGAACTACAGCAAGCGGCACTGACGGCACAGCCCCAGCAGGGGGCGGTGGAGGTACAATTACTGGAGCCACATCTGGCGCAGGCGCTCGCGGCGAACTTCGCATCTGGGGGATTGTGTAATGAGAGCACACGTAATTGAAAACGGCATCGTTATCAACACAATTGAAGTTGAGTCGCTAGATTTTCTTCCGAATCTTGTAGATGGAGAGAGCGGCGGCGCAATTGGTGATTTGTACCAAAGTGGTCAATTTATAAAGCCGCCAGTCGATACTGAAAAACTTGCTGCTGACATTCGATCTCAAAGAAACACGCTCCTATCCGAATCCGATTGGACGCAAGCAAAAGACATCCCTGACGCCATCAGCACTCCTTGGGCTACATACCGCCAAGCATTGCGAGACCTTCCGCAGCAGATTCTTTTCCCGATTGAGATTATTTGGCCCGTGAAGCCGTAAGGAGTCTGCCGTGGACTATCAGGTTCTGTTTAACATCGCTGTCACAGTGTCCGCGTTTTTCGGCGGGTGGATTCTCAACAGGATTTACACGGCGATTGACCGGTTGGACGACGATGTGCGAGACATGCCACGGGTCTATGTCAGCAAAGACGACTACCGAGAGGACTTGCGCGAGATCAAAGAGTTGCTGGGTGCGATATTCAAGCGACTGGATAACAAGGCGGACAAGTGATGATTCACATGGCCCCCATTCCGTTTTTCACTTCCAAAGAGCTGGCGTGCCC